TGGCCCCCGGTCAGCCACAGCACCGCCCGCGCGCCATCGGCCGAAGCCGAAACCAGGGTTGCATCGCCGGCATTATCCGGGCTCACCGTCACGTCCAGCGTGGCGATCGTATCACCGGGGTTGGCTGCCAACGCTGGCGTGATGTCAAAGACATAATCCAGCGTGTCGCCAGGATCTTTCACCGGCCAGGCCAGCGCCTGCGGCGGCGGTGACACCGCACCGCGCGGTGTCGGCACGAATCCTTCAACCTGCACATAGCGCGCGCTGGAGGGGCGCCATAAATGGCTGGCAATTGTCGACATCGAGCGCTCCCCTTAATATTCCACGATTACAAGCCCGGCGCCGCCAGCACCGCCCGGCTCACCCACGGGGCTGCCACTGGTCGTCGTGCCGCCGCCACCACCGCCGCCGCCATAGCTTTGCGCATTGACGCCCGGCGCAGGTCCGCTCGAGCCACGGCCGTTGCCTGGGCCGCCGCCATCGCCGCCACGACACCCGGCGACAATCCCATCCGTTCCATCCGAACCCGTCATGTTCACCTGGCCGCCGGAAGCCTGTCCGCCCGCGCCGCCAGCATTGGCGAAAGCGGAAACCGTGCCGCCAATGCCGCCATTGCCGCCATTGGCCGACATATAACTGCCGAAGCTCGACGTCCCGCCGGCATTGCCATTCTGCGGGCTGGTTGGCGCGGCGCCACCGGCGCCCACCGTCACCGGAATCACCTGTCCTGGCGTTAGGCCGGTGATGACGCCTTTCGCCCGCCCGCCAGCACCTCCACCGCCGCTCGGCATGGTGCTGTGGTAACCGCCCGAACCGCCACCACCCACCACCGTCACCTTCACCGCGCTCACGCCATTCGGCACAGTGAAATTGCCGGACTGCGTGAACACCTGCATCGAGGAAAACCCCGGCCGCAGCGCCGGAAGCTTGTAAGGCAGGAACGGCGCGCCCGGCAGTGTCGTGATATTCGCGGCGGTAATCGCGGTCTGGCCGTAATTCACCGTCACCACGTACAGCCCCACCCAGCCGCTATCCACGGCCGGCGTGGTCTGCGTGCCCGAGGCCGCAGCCGCACCCGGCTTCACCTGCAGCTGCACGCGCTGCACGCGCTGGGTATTCTGCGCGGTACCAGCATTGTTCGGGCCCGAATAAGGCTGGCTCGGGTTCGCCGCATTCACATAGGGCAGCACCACCGCCGCCGTATCGGTCTCGGAGAATGCCGCCTCGATCAGGTAGTTGATCGACTGCCCCGAGCTCGCAGGTACCGAGAGGGTAAAATTCGTCGCCTGCAGATTGATACCAGTCTTCACGATCTGATCGGTCACATCTGCGGCCAGCGAGCCATAGGCGTTGGCATCCAGCACCGAAAGCTGCGTGACGCTGCCGGGCCCCACAACCACGGCCAGCGACGCCGGAGAGGTCGGCGCGCAGGCCAGCCCATCCACCACTGTGCCGGTGCCCAGCGTCGCGGCGGTCAGCGCCGCGATGCCGATCATCGCGTTGCGATTCGGGTACAGAATATCCGTATCCAGCGGGATGCTCCCGGGATAGACAATATTACGATCCATAAACGGTCCTCAGTTGGAAATATTCGTCCAGGCGATGCACGAAGCGGGAATCACCGCCGCGATGCTGGCGTAGATCTCATCGTCGCCGATGTTGCCGGCGAACTCCTCGGTTGTCGCATAAGCGAGCAGCCCGGTGCCATACCCGCCGGGGCCATCATTGTAGCCCCCCGCATTGCTGATCGGCAGATCGTTCGGCCGGTACGCGGTGACGAAGACCTGATACGGCAGATTCATGCTGCCGTATCCACCAGCGCTGTTGTACCCGAGATTCACATTGTACCCGCCGGTATCCGCCGCATTCAGCGGCTCGAAAATCTTCGGCGCACGCCCGGTGAGAGTCTCCAGCGCCTGCGCCAGCCCTGCCCGCGTCGCCCGCGGCGCAACAAGGTTGGCACGCAGCCTGGCGCTATACGCTGCATCCGCCTCGCCAATGCGGCGCGGCAATGCCCCGCCGAAAAAATCCTGTGCCGCGATGTCCAGAAACACCCCGCTCGCGCTCGCCAGCCGGGCCTGCGCCTTCACCTGGCTCAGCAGCGTGTACAGCCCGCTCCACGCCGCCGCCAACCCGCCTAGCAGCGCATCCAGCACCGGCGAACTATCCGCGAACCACCGCCCCGGCAGCACCTGCTTCAGCCGGGCGAGCATGTCAGCATCATCACCAATCATGTCAGGAGACCGCCACGGCACCGGCGCGCACCACGCCAAACAGCGGCGGCACCAGATCCGCCGTGCCGCCGTTCAGCAGCAAGGTGGAGATATTCGTCACCGCGCCGGAAGCATCATAGGCCAGCTGCGCCAGCCGCGTGTAGCTCAGCGTGGCACCCACCGGCAGACCCGCGATATAGGCCTCGATCGCCGCCGCCACGCTGGCAATCGCCCCGGCATGCGCGGCGGGGCTCGATGTCACCAGCGTCACCGCCACATTCGCGGCCTCCACCACTGGCCCCTGCACCGCAAAGCTCGTGCCCACCGGCCTCACCGCGTCGACGGCCTGCTGCACCGTGGCGAGCAGCCCTGCGGCAGGACTGCCCGTGCCGTCATCCACCGTCACGACGAAATGCCCCATCTGCGTGGCCCCGGCCTGATCCAGGTTTTCCGTGATCATGTAGCTCAGCCCTTGCTGAATGGCGGCGACGGCACTGCCGATCGCGAGCGTCGTCGCCCGGCTCAGGCTCGCCAGGTAATTGCCGAACCTGGCACGAAACGCCTGGTCGCTTTCCGCATCCATCCCGCCGGTCAGCGCCAAAGCATTCGTCACCGTATCCACCCCGGCAATCGCCGAACTCAACACGGTTATCGCACCAGGCTGCACATTACCCGCACTCCCTGGCACATCCGCCACCACGGTTGCGGTCACGCTGGCAATTCCCGCGGCCAGCACATAGCCATTGCTCGCGGCGCTATAGGCGGGGTTGCCCTCATCCGCCACAACCACAAAACTCTGCCCGTTACCGGCGGTGGAAACCTCCGCCCCGACCGGCACCAGCGCCGCCACGCTCGGGGTGAAGCGCGAGAATGTCACCTGCCCGCTGGCCGCCACCGCAGGCAAACGGGTGAAGCCGAAATCCGCGCCAAAGCTGTCGCAATCACCCCCCGTGCTGGTCGCCAGCCGCGTCGTCGCCAGTACCTGCACGATCAGCCATTGCAGCCACAGCGCCACGGAGGCATTGGCCTCCAATATCGCGCGCAGCACGGAACCCACGGTCAAATCCAGCAGGCTCGCCGCCGAGCCCTGCACGGCAGCCGCCATTCCCTCCACCAGCGTGGAGAAATTCTGAAGCGATAATTTCATGATGTCCTAAAGGGAAAACGTGAGTGCCGAAGTCTCGCCCGCCACTGCATCCGTGTAGCTGAGCGACAAATTCACCGTCCCATCCGCCTGCGCCACCACGGCCACGCTCGGCGGCGGCGTTGCCGCCACCGCGGCTTCAAGCAAAATCTGCGTTCTGGCCACACCAGCAATCGCCGCCGGCGCGCCAGGCTGGCCGACATACTGGCCAAGCCCGGCGCCATAATTCAGCTGCCAGATGTAATCGCCAGGATTCGTCAGCAACCGGCGCAACACGCGCTGCTGCGTCAACTCTGGGCCATCGTTCAGCAGCAGGTCGCCGGTCGCACTCACGGCCAGATCACCGCCAAACTGCAAGGAAAGATCCGCCATCACACAATCTCCGACGGCACACTGGTCGTTCCGCCCTTCGAATCCGTATGCGTATGCTGGTCATAGGCGTTGCGCAGCGCCGCCAGCGTGCCATGCGCGCCGCCCTGGTCGGAGATATTGCCCGTCACCACCAGATCACCCGTCACATTCACCACGCTCGCCTGCACCCCGATCGTGCCGTCATTGAGCAGCTTCACAAAACTTCCGCTCTGGTGCCGCAGCCACAACTCTCCCGCAGGTGCTGGCATCGGCGCGTCCACCGCCGACCACACGGCTCCCAGCACCACGCCATGTTCCGCGTCGCCCTCCTGGGCCAGCACCAGCACCTGCGCGCCCGGTGTCAACGGTGCCGCCATGCCCCAGCCCGCCCCCACCCAGGGCGAGACAATCGGCAGCCATCCGGTCAGAACATTCTCAGGTTGAATCAAAACCCGCGCCGCGTAGGCCGAAGGATCAAAACTCGAAACCAAACCAAACCTCGCCACGCCGCCCTGGCCATCCAACCCGGCCGCGCTCGCCTTCACCATGTTCCAAAACTGGTCCATGCACTTTCCTAGTTCACGGCATATGCCGTCACGTTCTGCTCAAACCCGAGCCGGGCGCTCAAACGCCGCTTCACCGCCGCCACCGTGTAGCTCTGGTCCAGCATCGAATCCGTCCCCGCCATCACCAGCGTCATTCCCGGCCGCAGCACCACGTCTCCGGGCATCGTGGCGCTCATCACCACTTCATGCTGTCCCAGCAGGGTCAGCTGCGCCGCGGCCAGAGCCTGCGCCTTCGCCGCCGTCAGGTTCGGACGCACCAGCGTCGTCCCCGCCCCATTACCCTGGCTTTGCGACACCACGGCCTTGTTGCGCGTGTTCCAGGATTTCACCGTCACCGCCGCCGGCAGCACGTTGATCGTATCAAACACCAGCGACAAGAAATTCCCCGGCGTCACCAGCATCGACGGCACTGGCGGCCACGGCCCGAAATTCAGCACCTCGCCACCCACCCACAGCGCGAACCCCTCCGCCTGCGCCAGTTGCGTCAGCAGTCCCCATTCCGTCGCGGTGCGTGCATGCAAGGCCAGCGCGCTGCGCGCGTGGTCCAGTTCGTAATACTGCCCTACCGGCGTCGATGTCTCTGTCACATTCGGCGTCAACCCGTGCCGTCCCGCCAGCGTCACCGCAATCTGGCTTGCCGTCTGGTTGGCAAAAGTCTCGGCAATCTCGGCATCGATCAACCGCGCCGCGAGGTCCCGCCCCGCCAGCACCGCCTCGTTGCGGCCCAGCTCCAGCCGCACATTATCCAGCTGGCCGACCAGTAGCGTCACATAGCCAGCACCATCCACCGCCACCTCTATGGTGACATCCTGCTCGCCCAGCGCCGCAAAATAACCAACCCGCCCGCTCAGCGCGCAGGTCACACTGAATCGGTCAGCCGCGAAATAGCCGACCGACTCCACCTCCAGCGCCACAACCCCATCCACCGGCACGCCAGCAATGCTCAGGCGGACACGCGGCGCCTCAGCCGGCAATGCCGCCTCCGGCCGTTGAATCCACAGGCGGTATCACCAGCATCGTCACGCCAGAAAGCACGGGGTCGGACAAATTGTTCGCCTGCGCGATCCTGATCCACTGTGTCGCATCATTCAGATATTGCGCCGCCAGCGCAAACAAATTGCCCCCTGCCACCACCACAATCCTGTTCGTCATGCCAACGCCATCCCCAGATTCGCAGCAGCCCGGTTCACGTAGCCGCGCATATTCGCCGCCGCCGCCAGCTGCGCCGCCCCGGCGTTCAACCCGTTCAGAATACCGGCCCCCGTACCCGCATCACCGGCCGCATCCAGCGCCCCGGCCGCATTGCTCACCGCAGCACCCGAGCCCGTCATCACCGCATCAACCTGGCCCTGCAGCGCAACGTAGCCCGCCGCGCTGCCCGTCCCCAGCCCGAGCAGCGAAATTCCGGCCTGCGCGCTCAAACCGCCCGCCGCCGCCAAGTCAGACGCCACCAGCGAGGCCAGCGGCGCCACCACCGCCGCCATCACGTCGTTGACAACAACGCAGACAATTTCGAACGGAATCAGATTTTGCTTCCGGTACTCCGCCGCGAATGTCTCGACGATCACCAGGTAGCAGAAGCTGTCCCACACCAGCGGCAGCGCCACACCTGCGGCCCGTGCTGCGTCCAGCAGCTGCGCCCGCGCCGCGGCATCCGCGCCGGAGAAAATGCCGGAGAAGGTGATCACCCCCTCATCCACGCCCAGCGCCTGCACCGCCCGGCCACCACCGAGCAGTTCCTGCACCGCCACCCTCTGCCGCCCGCCGAAGGAAATCGCCTCCGGCACCTCCATGCCACGGAAGGCCACGCCGCCCAGCGTCAGACTCACTTTGCCCATCGCGTCACCGTCATCTGTGCCTCAGCCTTAATTCCAGCGCAGGCTCTGCCAATCGAAACTCAAACCCGCCATGGTGCCGAACACCACCACATGGGCGATGCGCTCGGCCTCATCGAGCCCGAACGCCACCTCGTAAGGCACCCCGCAACTGACCAGATAAAGACAATCCACCAGCCCGGGGTGCCGGCTCAGTTTCCCGCTTCGCCCAGCACATCTTTTTCGGCATCGGCGGTGAGGTGTGCCCCCACCGCCTCCACCCCATCCTCGCCAAGCCGCTCCAGCACCGCCTCGATCCCCGTCTCGCTGGCAGGAATCGGCACCGGAACATCGTCGATCATCGCGACAGAAGCAGCAAGTTTCGCGAGGCCAAAATACGCCCGGTTCTCGGACAAATCCGGCCCCAGCGCCTTGAACAGCCGCAACTGCTCCACCACGCCAACGCGGCGCAGCTCAATCCTGCGCCCGCCCCGGTCGGAGACAATCTCACCCATCAAACGCGCTTCCGGCTGGAGGCGAAGAAGTCCAGCTTCTGCGTCACCGCCGCATCACCGCGATACGCCCCAGCCGAAGTCAGCTTGAACACCACGCCGCTGAACTGATAGGTCGAGACCGAGCCATCGGTTTCATTGACATACTGGTACAGCGTTCCACCCTGGATGGTCTGGCCCGAGAGATAAGCCTGCTCGATCTGCGCGATGAAATCATCCACCGCCGAGGAGCCGCGGTCGAGGGCGAAGCTGCCGCTCCACCCCTTCGGCAGTTCGGCGCCAAGCTGCACGCCATCCAGCCGGTCCACCCGCACCGTCGCCGTAATCTGCTGCGCCTCGAAACCGGTGACATGCGACAAATCCACACGCCCGAACGGCCCCATCACCACCAGCTGGCAATCGCTGCCAACCGTGAACGTATTATACGGCATCTTTTTGCATCCTCACTCAGTTGGCGTTGGAGACGGTCTGCACACTCACCTGCACCGTCTGCCCGCCCTGCACATTCACGATGAACTTCTCGTTGATCGCCTGGTAGCGCACCTGCACATCCGCCTGCACATAGCCCAGCCCCGTGCGGCTGGCCGGGTTGTTGCTGGCATCGCACACCACCGCGAAGGGCACGCTGCCATCGGTGCTGCCAAGCAGTCCCTGCGAGAGCAATCCGTTCAGAAAAGCCAGAAGCGTGGAGCGGATATTCTGGAACAGTGTGTCATTCACCACCTGCCCCACATACAGCCCCATGCCCGCCGCCAGCGTGGTGGAAATGTAGTTGGTCAGCCGTGTGTAGTTGTCCCCATTCATCGCGGCGTTGGACGACGAGTTATGCCCGCCGCGCACACCCCAGAAATTCCCGCCCGGCTGCGGATTGGCAATCACGTCAATCCCCGCGCCCAGCAGCACGGCAAGGTCCGCGCTGGCATAGGTCGTCGCCGTGCCGCCGCCCGGCTGGCCGGATTTCTGTGTGCCGATCACGCCATAAAGCGGCTTGTTCAGCGGGGACCGCTCCGGCGACAGATTCGCCAGCCGCCCAGCCACAAACCCCTGCGGCGAAACCAGCCGCGTCATGGCATTGGCCTGGTCGTACCAGTACACCCAATCGCCGAACATCAGCTTGGCCGCGTAGCTGTCGATCCCGGCTTCCGCCTTCATCGTTACCGCGTTGGCGATGGTATCACCCGCCGGACCGGCGAGGATCATATACACGCTCTCGGCCAGGCCGAACTGCGTCTGCATACTCCACTGCGTCGAATCATCCGCATCCGCCAGCAGCCCGATGGCGCAGCCCTGGCCGCGCAGCGCGTACATACCCTGGCGCGGCAAGGTGTCGCTGCCCACCAGCATCGCGGCATTTACGCCGGTCGCGCCATCCAGGCCCGGATTCCCCGAGGCGAACAGGAACACCCCCGCCACCGGCGTTGCGGTCCCGCCCAGCGTGGTCGCCACCACAAGCTGCGACGGCCCGCGCAGCGCGCCATTGCCATTGTTCACAGCACTGGCAAGGTTGTTCCAAAAGGCCAGCCCGGTGCCGGTGATGTTGTCGAAGATCTCCGGGCTCAGCCCCGGCATGGCAATGGTCAGGCGCCAGCTGCTCGCCGCCGATCCGGCCGAGAAGGTCAAGCGCAGCTGGTTACCCAGGCTGCCGGTATACATCGCGGTGAAGGTAATCGCCCCCAGCACGCTGAGCGAGGCCGCGGTATCCGTTCCATCCGTCACACGCACGCAACGGAAATTCGCGGCCCCCTGCTGAACGGCGGTCGCCACCTGCGTGCCCATATCGTGTTTACGCGCCATCACCGGGCCGAAGCTCGCGGCATAATCACTCATGCTGCCAATAATCGTCGGCTCGCCCACCGGGCCCCAGCTCGCCGTACCCACCACGCCGGCAACATCCGTCGGCACGCCGTTCAACAACAGCGACTGCGGAGGCACAATCTGCACGTAAAGGTCGGGCACAATCAGCGCGGTGGTGTTCAGCGCGCCCTGTTGCACAATCGGCATGGCTTAGCCCCCCTTCGCCGCAACGCGCACGACATAGCTTGCCTGCGGCCCGGCCAGGATCTTCTCCACGGCCGCCGTATCGGTAATCAGCTCACCCCGCTGGTAACCGCCGAACGGTTTCAGCACCACCAAATGAAATGTCATGTTTTCCCTCAACTCTGAAAATCGCCGAGCGCAACCGCATCGGCCGTCGCCGTCATCGTGCCGAACAGCATCGCCGGCGCCATCTGCGCCAGCGTCGTCGGATACTCCACCGCATAATTCAGCTCCCGCCGGAACAGGCAGGTCTCCGCGCCGCCGTCCTGCGTTGCGGCGCCGGCAAAAACCATGTGCCCGGAAGAGCCGTCGGCAAGCGGAATGAATTTGACCACCGCCAGCGCCGCATCAATGACGGGCGCAATGGCATCGCGCGCTACCGGGTTCGGGCACCACATCGTCACCTTGAAGTCCTGCACCTGGCGCTTGATCTCCAGCAGCGCCCCGCCTCCGGCCACCACCCGCGCCATGAATCTTTCCGCCCCCGGCACAGTCAGCCCACTCCCGGCATAATTCACGATCCACCCGGCCGCGCGGATCAGCGCCGCCAGATTGCTCGCCACCGTCGCCGGGCCGTCATTCGCCTGCACCGCGTAGGCAAATGTCTGCTCATTCACGAGCACACCAGCCAACTGCCCCACCGCGCAGGTGCCGGAGAACGTCGCGGACACACCCTGCACCGCCACGCTCAACACCTGCGCCACCGGCTTCACCACACGCCACTGGCGCGGATACCGCGTCACGTTCCGCACCGCGCCACCACCTGCCATTACCGAAACATGCGTGATACCAGCAGCAAGATCCGCATCCAGCGCCGGCGGGTTCGGATAGCCCCGATACACCTTGCATACCTGCCCGGTCACGCTAGCCGCATTTGTCCCGTCCGGGTAGAGCGCATTCGCCACCAGCGCGGCCAGCGCATTTTCCACATCCGCCTGGTCGGCCATCAGCTTACCGCCTGCACCAAAGAGAGCCGCCACACCGCGCCGGCATGCTCAATCGCCGTCAGCACGAAGCGCCCGCCCCGCTCGTCCATCAACACATCGTCAACACCTGGCTGCACACCTTCAACAATCGGCAGCATCGCGGTGAAGCCCGGCAACCTCGCGTCATCCGGCAGCCCAGCCCTGGCGCGCTCCCCGCCGCCGCCAACCAGCAGGCTTGCCGGAAAACCCCGCACCAGCACCGTCTCAGTCGTCCGCGTCACCGCGCCATACGGGTTCAGCCCCGCCAGCACCGGCGCCGCCGGCCGCGCCAGCGTCACCACGGCGTTTGTCATCACCACCAGCATCGGCTTCGGCGGCTCTATCTCCGCGACAAATGCCACCCCCTCCGGCCCGGCCAGATAATCGCCCGGGCGCAGATAGCTCCAATCCGCCCAGGCCTGCCGGAACGGAACGGCAAAGCCACTTGGCGCGGTCATCGAGCCTCCGGGCAGCGCATAGGCCACGCTCAGGCGCAGAAACCGCCTGGCGGGGTCAAGCGGCGCCTCCGGCCCGTCGGGGCGGAACGCGTCATGCACAAAGCCCACGCGCCGCGCCGCACATCCCGCCCCATAGGCCAGGCGGTCAGCCAGCTTCACCCCATCCATGCTTACACCACCAGCGCCACACCGGCCTGGCCCAAGGCCGGGCCCGGCGGCACTCCCAAAAATCCGCAAAGCCGCCGCCGCCAGCTGTCGAACAACGCCTCGCGGTCCTTCAGCTCGTCGGCATTATGCGTCCACGCTGCCGCGCTCTCGGTGTCCAGGTTCTCCGAGATCCGCGGAATCGCCGCCTCAATCGTCCCTAAGGTCGAGGCATATTGCAGCACGACGGCAACCTCCGCCGGGGCCAGATTGTTCAGCCGGTATTCCAGCGTCCCATAGGCCTGGAAGAACCGCCACGAGTTGAACCCCGCCGCCCCGGCGCCATAGGCCGGATATCCGCAGAACCTGCGGATATCGGCCTTCTGGGCGTCGGTGAATCCGGCCGTCACGGTGCCGGACATCTCAGTACGTATCCCCGTCGCCGAGCGTGAAATACACGGTCCCGGTTCCGGCACTCAGCACCACGGCGGCATTGCTCACGAACGGCCCTGCATCCACCAGCATCCTTGCCCCCGGCGGTACCGGGGTGTCAGAGGTCGTGGCATTCAGCCCGGTCGCGGCGCCGAGGCGGAAGAACGCAATGGCGGAGGTGGCGTTGTACACCAGCACGGCGGCCCCGCCGCCCGCCAGCGCCACATTTGCCGGGGTGGTGGAGGCCGAAGCCGCCACCGTTCCCGCCGGCCGGAAAGGCTGGTTCGCACCAGTGGACATATTGCGCTCCCCTTAACCGATATGCTCGATCATCACCGCGCGCTTGTAATTGGCGTTGGTCGCCGTCGGCACGGTGTTCGGCGTGGTGGTGGTGTCGGAGGGCGCGCAGAACCCGCCAATCCAGTACCAGCTCTGGGCGATGATCTGCTGCAGCCGGTCGATCGGCTCGCGCGTCACCATGGCCACGCCATCGATCACCTGCACCAGGCTGTCCTTCGGCGCCACATCATCGGCGGCCAT